ACAGCATTAATTCAATTACCCAAAACGCTGCCACAGAGAACCTCGACGGGGTTACCCTTGAACAGTATAATCAACTTGAAAAAGGCATGACCTATGATGAAGTTGTCGCAATATTAGGAACCGAAGATGAAAAAATAAGCGACGAGTACTCTTCTTGGAAAGGGCGCGGCACAAAAGGTGCAAACATTATGATTTCTTTTGATGAAAACCACTGTGTTGTCACCTTTGCCCAGGTAGGATTGCAATAGGATACAGCAAAAGGCACACCATTTGACCGGTGTGCCTTTTCCTTTGCTATTCTTCCACGTATTCCATGATGTCGCCGGGTTGGCAGTTGAGCGCCTTGCAAATTTTATCTATTGCGCCAATTGGAAACTCTTTTACAGTTCCCAGGCAAATGGCTGATATGGTTGGCGGCCGGATTCCTGTCATGTCGGCAAGCTGTTTTTGGGTCATGCCCCGTTCCGCCAAAAGAACCTTTAACCGAAACTTTATAGGCACATGCTCATCTCCTTTGATTACATTATAATACGAAATCCGTTATATATCAATACGCAAAAAGTAAAATTAAATACGCAAAACGTATTGACAATTACGCTAAACGTAATATAGTTAAATCATGGAGTTAAGCAGAGGGCAGAAAGGAGCTGCCCATGAAGTTCAGAGAATGGCAAACACTTTCCAAAGAACAGCAAAAAGCCTACTTTGAAGCATACAAGAAAGCGGCTACCTGCTCGAACAAGTAGCCGCCACATAGCAAGAACGTAACCCGTAAATAAAACGCCCTCTTGCTTAACTCCATTATATTCAAAAGAATCAAAAATGTAAAGGGGTTTTCACTATGCAAAGTAAGACAACTATAAATCTAAGCGAGCTGGACGAACTCCGCTATCGCTTACAGTGCGGAGCCAATGCTGTAAACGCAATCCATGAGGCAATGGTAAACGGCGCTCGCACCGCAGAGTCGTGGCTTGACGCGCTTTTCGCCGCTTGCCTTTTCTTGAATGATATTCATGAAGATTTTCGCCAACTGATCGACGGTCCGGAGAAAGGAGAAACAACCCATGAATGAATTGCAGATTTTTAGCAACCCCGCTTTTGGAGAAATTCGGGTGACAGACCAAAACGGAGAACCGTGGTTTGTGGCGGCGGATGTGTGTCGGGCGCTGGATATCGGAAATCCGACACAAGCAATTGCCCGTTTGGATAGTGATGAATCCACCCTCATTTCAAATGAGGGTCGAGAAATGAACATCATCAGCGAACCCGGCCTCTATGCTTTGGTACTCGGCAGCCGCAAGCCGGAGGCAAAGGCGTTCAAGCGCTGGGTAACGCATGAAGTCATCCCGTCCATCCGCCGCACAGGGGGCTACATTGCGGGCGCAGAAAGCATGACGCCGGAGGAACTGATGGCAAAGGCGCTGACGGTGGCGCAGAAAACCCTTGCCGACCGTGAAGCACGGCTTTCGGTGCTGACAGTGGAGAATCAGATCATGCAGCCCAAAGCGGAATATTTCGACGAACTAGTTGACCGCAATTTACTTACCAATTTCCGCGAGACAGCCAAGCAATTGGGCGTGCCGCCCAAAAAGTTCGTGCAATTTTTGCTGGACAAAAAGTATGTTTACCGGGATAAGCGTGGCAAGCTGATGCCCTATGAGGACAAAAATAAGGGCTTGTTCGAGATAAAGGAGCAATTCAACGAAAAAACACAATGGGCGGGTACACAGACACTGGTTACGCCCAAGGGGCGGGAAACATTCCGGCTGCTCTATTTGCAAACCGCATAAAAAATAATTTTATAGTCAGCCTCGGCCCATACGGGCCGGGGTTTTCTTATGCCCATTTTTAAGGCAGGTGATTTAAAGTGGCTTATGATGGCAGTATTCGAATTGACACCAGCATTGATCCGAAAGGGTTTCGAAGCGGCGTAAAAAAACTTAACACTCTAGCAAGTGATGCACTAAAGGGAATCACAACCCTGATTGCTGGTGCAGGAGCAGCGCTCTCTGCTGGAGCTATAGCCGGTGTAAAATACAACGCTCAGATGGAGCAGTATATCACCAGTTTTGGGACCATGCTCGGCAGCGCGGAAAAGGCGCAGAACATGATCTCTCAAATCAAAAAGTTCGCTGCTGAAACGCCTTTTGAGCTGCCTGACCTCGCAAAGGGCGCGCAAACTCTGCTTGCTTTTGGTACAGCCGAAGAAAAAGTTCTGCCAATCATGAAAATGCTTGGCGATGTCTCCCAAGGCAACAAGGAAAAATTCGATGGACTTACTTTGGCCTTTGCGCAATGCCAATCTACTGGTAAGCTCATGGGACAGGATCTCTTGCAGATGATAAATCAGGGCTTCAATCCCCTGAACGAAATCAGCAAGATGACTGGCAAAAGTGTTGCGCAGCTGAAAGAAGAAATGTCTAAGGGCGCTATCAGCGCCGAAATGGTTGCAGCAGCCTTTGAGCACGCCACAAGCGAAGGCGGCCAATTCTATAATGCCATGGAGGCACAGAGCAAAACTTTCAGCGGACAGCTCTCTACATTGAAAGACAATGTTTCCTCTTTTATCGGAGAACTCACCGAAGGATTGACGGATTCTCTCAAAGATTCCGCATTACCCATGGTCAACGGATGGTTAAATGATCTGCAAAACGCCTTTAAAGCAGGCGGGCCAGCGGCACTCACAAAAGCTTTCGGTAGCGTCCTTGCTGAAGCCGTTACCGCTGTAGCTCAGGAAGCCCCAGGCGTGATTGAAAGCTCGTCCAAAATTGTAAAATCATTTATCGTTGGAATCAGACAAAATCTTCCGAGCCTCACGATATCCGCAGCTGAAATTGTTTCTACACTCGTCAAAGGCGTCGCAGATATTTTTCCGCGTGAAATATCTCAGCCCATAAAGCAGGCCATGGATGACATACTTAAATCCTTTAAGTCTGGAGGCCTACGCACCGCAATCAACGTCCTGAAAAAACTGCTGTCTAGTTTCTCCAATACGGCGGGAAAACTTGCGAAATCCGTTTTGCCTGTACTCACAAAAGCTATTGATAAACTTGCCGACGCATCCGATATCCTCATTCCCACCGCTACGCTCGTCACTGCGGCAATTACCGCATGGAAGGTTGCACAGCAGGCTAAAACATGGCTTGATGTAGCATCGAAAGCAGTCACCGCCTTTACCTCGGCCAATACAGCCTCTGCCGCAGCATGTGGCGCGGCTACGGCATCCGTTACACTGGGGCAGTTTGCCTACGGTATTTTAACTGGCAACATCTCTTTGGCAACCGCTGCACAGACAATTTTTAACAGTGTACTCAATGCAAATCCAATCGGTCTTGTCATCACCGCCGTTACAGCCCTAGGCGCTGGCCTCGTCGTTTTAAACAACCTGCTGGATACGGGTCAGGAACGGGCGAAGCGCCTTGACGCAGCATTTGCTTCCATGGGAGATGGTGCGTCCAAATTCCAAGCCGGGCTTGAGACTGCGCAGTCCCGTCTTTCGGAGTTTAATGCAGAATTATTTGCATCTTCGGAAGAACAAGCAGATTTACAAACGAACATGCAAGAGGTACAAAACGGGATCACCTCAATTTGTCGCTTGGCAACAGAGGAACGGCGTGCATATACCGAAGCAGAAATCATCCAGCTCAATGAGTATTTTCAAAGACTGGATGAGCTTTCCGCGCGACAGTTTGAAATTGAGGCCCTACGCATGGATGCCATCAGCCAACAAGCTGTTGCTGAAGCCGAAATGCACAAAGGCTCTCTGGCTGAATATCAGGCAACAGCCCAACAATGGATTGCTACAGCACGCGAACAACGCGACAATCAAATCTCTTTGGCTCAAGAACAATGCACACAAAAACTTGCCCTACTCGCAGAGGAATATAAGGGCAGCAGTGTGATGACCAACCAGGCTTATGCCGACGAATATAACGCCGCCATAAAAGCACGCGACGAAAATATCCGGGTGGCTAATGAGGCAGTGGGCGGTATTGTCGCAGCATATACAGACGGTTACGCAAAGCGGAGCGGCCTTGTAGGGTTAGAAAATCAACTTACCGTCACGGCAAACCAGTCCTTGCTGAGCGAACAGCAGCGTCATGTCGCTGAAATGCAGCGTATTGACGATGACTACACGCTCAATGAAAAGCAAAAGCAAATGAAGCGCTCACAAGAGACGAAGCTCCATGAAGAAAATATGTCCAAAATTTGGGACGATTTAACGAAGAATATGACCGATGAGCAGAAAGAACAACTCGGCGTATACCTTGATCTTGTTGCTCAAACGGAACTTTATGGCGGACAAATCGAGGATGCAACAGAACAAACCGCCGCCGGTATCGTTGCATCTTTTGATAACTTACCTGATGATATGCGCGATGCAATGAGTAATGCTTTGACACCTATGCTAGACGAGATGGAACGAATGGAACCCGTTTTATACGCGAAGGCCGAATCTATCGCCAACGGTATACTTTCACGTCTGCGCAGAGCGTTTCAGGAAAAGTCCCCTTCCCGCGCAACCAGAAAAATATTCCGCTATGTTATGCAAGGCGGTGAACTTGGTCTCGATGATGAGGAACCCAAACTGCTAAATATGGCTGAAGACATTGGCACAAGTTTTATTTCTCGCATGCGTGATGCCGTGCAGACGCGGCGTAACCTTTTTAGCGCACGCTTTGCGGCTCAAGGCGATTATTCTGCTTTTCGTGCACAAGCCACACAACCGGCGCTTGCAGGCGGCACCGTCACCAACCTTTATCAGACCATCAATACTCATGACAGCTTGTCGGAAAGCGAGCTTACGCGCGAAGCTGAAAATCTGTTGGAAAGGAGCCGGTGGAAAAACCCATGAACAGAGACACCATTTTCGTATACACTGCGGGGACCAACAGCGTTACCTTTGCCTATAAAAGTCCTCTCTGGGTCACCTCCATCACCGGCGCCTCGGGCAACGATGTCGCTGTCAGCGAATCCCAAGGGGCCGGACAGGTGGGCAGCACCATCAGCAATCAATCTGTGCAGCCGAGGGACATCACCATCAACGGTGCGGTCCTCGCCGCAGTGGAAGCGAACCGCCGCGGCATCCTGGCCTGTGTGCTGCCGGGCGTGGCCGGGCGTCTGACCGTCATCCAGAACGGCGAGAGCTGGTACATCGACGGCGCGCCGAAACGGACGCCGGAATTTTCCGACGGCTCTGTTGTGCAGGACTTTCAATTTGTCTTGCATTGCCCCTACCCATACTGGCGCAGTACGGCGGACGGCAGCGCGCAGGTCGCGGGCCTTACGAAGCTGTTCCAGTTTCCGTGTTCGCTGGCAGGCGCCTGGTACATCTCCAAATATTCGGACAGCCTGTTCACCGTCGTAAATAACGACGGCACGGCTGCGATGGAATTTGACGTCATATTCACCGCAGCCACCGAAGTAACAGACCCTGAATTTTACCATGTCGAGCGCGGCACCTTTATCAAAATTAATAAGGTGATGGCAGCCGGCGAAAAAATCACAGTCTCTACCGTCTATGGCCGTAAAGGCGTTACGCTCCAGCTCCCGGACGGCACGCAAGCTAACGGCTTCAAATATCTGGATGTCGGCAGCGATCTCAATATGCAGATGGCTCCCGGAGCGAATACCATCCGCTGCGACGCGGCCAACAACCGGGAGGGGCTTCGCGTGCAGGTCATTATGCCGAAAGGGGTGGTCCCCGGGATATGACACTCTATGTGTACAACCCCGCCCGGGAGCGCATCGGGCTTGTCGAGGATATTCGAAGCCTGCAATGGCTATCGGAGTATCAGGACGCCGGAGAAATCAAACTGGTGTGCAGCGCAACAGAAAAAAACCGCACGCTGCTGGTTGACGGCAACCGCCTGTATTGCACGGAGCAGCCTGAAAGCGCCATCATCCGCCAAACGCAAATAGACGATGACGGAAAGGACGCCAAACTCACTGTGCGAGCCGTTTTATCCGCAGCCCGCTGGGCGGACCGCGTCGTTATGGCCACAGAACAGGTGCACAACGCCGAAGCCGGTATGCTGTCCCTCACAACCAAACACCGCCGGGGGCTGCCCGGCATCACAGGCGCGGCCAAAGGCATCGCGGTCTCTCTCGATACGCAAATCACCTGGGGAAGTGTGCTGGATGCCGAAATCACCCTCGCTACGGCGTCAGGGTTGGGCTTTCGGGAGGTGTTTGCGCCTGATACGGGTACAGAGGCTTTCGAGGTCTACGAGGGCGTAGACCGCACGCAGGGCGCCGGGTACAACGGCTATTTTGGCGACGACATCGACAATATATCCAGCCTTAAAATTGTCCGTGGGTCGGATGGCTGGAAAAACTATGCGATCATCGGCGGGCAAGGCGAGGGCGTGAACCGAAAGATTGTGACGGCGAGCCTCGGCGCGTATACCGGCGATGAGCTTCGCGAACTGTGGGTAGATGCCAAGGACATCGGCACGACCTACCAAATCGCCGCGCCGGACGGCAGCGGCGGCTATACATACACCGAGGCCACCTATACCGAAGAAGAATACGCGGCTGTTCTGCAGGCCCGCGGGCTGGAAAAACTGGCGGAGAACCTGCAAACGCTGGAAATCGATGCGTCCATCGGCCAGGGACTGATGGAGTATGGCCGAGACTACGCGCTCGGCGATATCGTGCCCCTCAAGCTCACCCGGTACGGCCTACGGCTGTCCGCGCGCATTTCGGCTGTCCGCACTATCTACGAGAGCACAGGTAAAAAAGTGACCGCGGTGCTCTCGGACTTCAACCTTACAAAGGAGGCTTTGAGCCGATGATCTGTTTTCCTCTCGACAATACGCCCTACGAAGCCAAGGATATGGGCACTTATCTCGCCACGCGCACGCGCGGCGTTTTTTCCTCTGACGGAAACCTCGCGGTTACCCCCGGCGAAAGCGGCCTGTCCGTATCCGTTTCCCCCGGCCTTGCTTGGCTCAAGTGGTCGGACTATTGGGGTACAGCCGCCTTGCAGGAGCAGGCACTCACTCTCGATCTGGACACCGCCGACGGCGCACTCAAGCGCATCGACGCAATTGTATGCCGGCTCGATAAGATGAACAATCGCGCCGAGATCGTGGTAAAAAAAGGCGCTCCATCTTCCGCCCCCATCGTGGTACCGCCTGTACGCGACGCCAATTACGACGAGTTGTATATCGCCACGGTCCTGATCGGCGCAGGCGTCATCAGCATCAGCGCCAGCGCCATCACTGATCAGCGCCTCAATGAGGATTACTGCGGTCTGATGCGTGATGGCGTGACAGGGATTCCAACAGCCCCAATGCAGGCGCAGGTTCAACAGCTCATTGATCATTTACGCGCGGAAGTGGATGGCATTGAGCAAGGCAGCGAAGTCATGCTGAAAACTGTGTATGACGCGGACGGTGACGGCGTGGTGGATGAGGCTGCGGCGGCGCCATGGAGCGGTATAACGGGCAAACCCGACACGTTCCCGCCGTCCGCACATAACCACGACGACCGCTATTACACCGAAACCGAAACGGATACCAAGCTGGCAGGCAAGGCTAACAGCAGTCATACTCATAGCAAAGATCAGGTGGGGCTTGGAAATGTGGACAACACAGCTGACGCGAATAAAACCGTATTGGAAGCCAACAGGTTAAAGGTAAGAACAACAAGCAGTCTGGTTGTTACCGGCGGCAGCGGGCTATATTATTATCCCGCCAACGCACAAGACTTGCCACCAAACAATCAGGACGGACTTTTACTGTTTATCACTTATGGTGCTTGGGGCGGACAGCTCGCTTTCCCAACGGGCGGAGGCGTGTACTACCGCTACGGCACGACAACTTTCAGCGCATGGAAAAGACTTGACAGCTAAGGAGGATTCAACATGGTTTACTATTTCAGTTTGGCCGGAGACCAAGAGCGGATCAACTGCCTGCGGCCGAAGGACGAGATCGCAGACCTGCCCAACTGGTTTGCGTGCGGAGAATTTGACAACATGGAAACTGCGGAGCAAGCGCTGTTCCCGCTCGGATTGTTTGACGCGCAAGGCTGCGCGAACTACAATCTGGCAGACGGTACGCCAGCCCTACGCACAGAGGCGGAGAAGGCGGCAGAGAGCGCCGCGCGGCCTACGCCGGAGCCGACGCCGCTTGACCGGGTGGAGGCGCAGGTTGCCTATACCGCCATGATGACAGACACGATGCTGGAGGGTTAAGCATGTACGACAACATTAAAAAGTGGTATGACATGGGCTTGTGGAGCGCCGCACAGGTGCGGCAGGCCGTCATCAAAGGAGTTATCACGGAGGCACAGTACAAAGAGATCACCGGGGAGGCGGAAAGTGTATGATGATTTTCAAAGGCAGAAACCGGGTGACCTCCGGCTTTCGACTGGCAG